GGACGCAACTAAAATTGACACTGTTAACATGCCGTTTCAAGGTATTTGGTTAGATCCGACACATAGCAAAATTATTAGTGAAACTGGTTTTAATAGTTTTCCTGTAGCCGTTGGAAGAAGCGCCAAAGGAACTGGTGAAGTTTACGGAACAGGGCAAGCAATGTATGCATTAGCCGACGCAAGAAGTTTAAACCGCATGTGGTATGATTATTTTGAATCAATCCAAAAAATATTAAATCCGCCTTTAATTGTAAATGCTCAATTTGAAAAACAATTGAACTTGCAACCAAGAGCTTTAAATATGGTTAAATCACCTGTTGGCAATGGTCGGGCAGTTGAACCAATCAACGACAGTAAAGGAATTAATCCAGCTGTTGAATTAATAACGCAAAAACAAGAATCAATTAGAAAAATATTCTTTTTAGATAAATTATCGGTATTAGACGATCCAAGAGCTACTGCAACGCAAATATTAGAACTAAGAGCGGAAAGCTATAGAATCATGGGAAGTTTAGCTTCTTCATTGCAACAATATCTTGAATCAATTTTGGATAGAGTTTATGATATTCTTTTTAAATTATCTTACGCTCAAGATGGCAATTTTACGCTATTGCCTGATGCTCCGTTTCCTGAGATGCCCGATAAAATGAAGGGAACAACTGACGCAACTACAGGTAAAAAGATTTTTCCTAAAATGAAAATCGAATTTATTAACCCAGTTAATCAAGCAAATCAATTAGGCAAAAATAACTCGGTTGATGTGTTTTTAATGTCAGTTATGAATTTAGCTCAAGCAAATCCAGCAATATTAGACACAATAGATTTTGACGAAATAGCCCGATATAAAGCGGATATTTTACAAATTGACCCTAAATTAATTAAAAATGCTTCTAAAGTTGATGAAGAGCGACAAGCAAGACAGCAACAAATGGCACAACAACAAGAAATGGTTGATGCTAACACCGAAGCACAAACATTAGCAACAATGAAACAAGCGGGGGTTTAATGATTGACGCAGAAAAACAATTACAGGAAAAACTTATAGAAAGAAAGCGAATATTTAACACAGTATTTGGCTCGGCAGAAGGTTTGATAGTTTACAAAGATTTAAGAACGGCTTTAGTTATTAATCCCGAATTAATTTCTAGAGAATATACTTGCGATGATGTTTTAGCCTCACATTTACAAGTGGGAATGAGACTTGCATTTCAATATATTGACGATTACTTAGATTTAAACACTATCAACAAATAAAAAAAATTATGACAATTGAAAATCAAGTCGCACCTACTGCACCAACGCAATCAAACCCAGTTAATGAAACTAATATTACTCAAAATACAGCACCAGCTACGCCAAGTTTTGATTTAAATTCATTTTTTCCTGAGGATATTAGAAAAGATGCCGATTTTGAAAGGCTTTCTAAAAACTTTCCTAAAGATTTATCGGCAATTGCTAAAGATTATTATCACAAAAATAAACATTTTGGCAAAGCTCGTGATGTTGTCGAAGCAGAATTAAAAGCACAAATGGCACAACCATCAACATTTAAACCCGAAGATTACCAAATTAATTTACCTGAAGGCTATTCTATTGAAGATAATATTGTTAATACAGCTAAAACAAAAGCCTTAGAGCTTGGAATTAAGCCCGAAGTAGCACAACAATTTCTTAATAGTATTTTTGAAGCCGACAGAACACAAGAAATTGAACTAGAAAGACAAGCTTATGAAGCTAATAAACAAGCCTTAGAAAATATTAAAAAAGAATGGGGCTTTGATTACGAAAAAAGAGCGGATATTGCCGAAAAAACTCTAATGAGTTATGTTTCGCCCGAAGATATGGAAAGCATTCACAATTTACCATTGGACCAAAAAGTTTTAATATCCAAAATAATGGATAAAGTTGCTTCTAAAGTTAGCGAAGGTTCAATTGGCTCTATGTCAAAACCAAGAGATATGAATGAATCAGATTTTGAAGCAAAAAGAAGTCAAATTTCAAGAGATGAAAATTTGCCTGAATCCGTTAAACAACAAAAACTCTATGAATTATATTCAAGTTTTTATAATAAATCATAATTTTTGTTGACTTTTAATTTTGAGATTCTATTTTAGATTTAAACATTGTCCGATGTAAAGTAAAAGGGAGCTTAATTTAAGTCTTTGAAATTAAGGGTAGCAATTAGGAGGGAGTAATCCCCGATTTTTATTATTTTTTAATTCAAATATTTATATATATGGCATCTACTACAAATGTTATGCACTCAAAACAATTTAGCGACCAATTATTGGAAGCGGTGCAAATTAAACAATCGGCTCTTGAAATGTCTTGCTCAAGAAAAGAAATTTTTAAGGGTGAATCACTTTTTATTAATAAAATTGGAACTGTTGAGTTAGATAAAATTGACACTCTTAACGCAAAAACAGAAATTTCAGATATTTCTAACACTAGACGCAAAATTTCTTTTGATACTTTCAAAAAAACTGTCGCAATTGATAGATACGATCAAAATCGTAGTGAAATTTATGGTTTAGACACTGGATATATTAATTCTTTAAAATATGCAGTTGAAAGAAAAAAGGAAGAAATTATAGCTAATGCGGCAACTTCTATTGCTTACGAAGGCAAAGAGGGAACTACTTCAGTTGCCTTTCCCGATGCAACTAATACTCTTTATCAAGATGCAACAGCTTCTACAAATGGGACTTCTAACGAATCAGGAACTAAAACAGGTTTAACAGCTGATAAATTACTTCGTGCTATGTATGTTCTTCGTAAAAATATGAAAAACGGCAATATTAATGAAAAAATTTATTGCGCTTTATCAGAAGAAGAAGTTTTAGCATTAATGCAAGATAATAAAATTATTAACAGAGATTTTACTGCTGGTCAAGTTTTAGATAAAGGCATTATTGGCTCTTGGTTAGGAATTAATTTTATTCGAACTCAATTGTTAAAAGTCCCTGCGGTAAATGTTAGAGAAATTTTACTTTATACTGAAAGTGCAGTTGCTTTAGGAATGCCTGGCGAAGTTATCACTAAATTTGGTGAAAACCCAGAAAGAAACTTTTTGTCTCAAATGCACATCGAATTAAATTTTGGTGCCGCTAGAATTGAAGATGAAAAAATTGTCAAAATTCGTGTTAAAACTGAATAATCATTAATCTTAAATATATAATTTTATGGCTGTAATAAACTCAAATGAAACAGTAAACTTAGCAAATATTGCTTTGGTTCCACCTGTATTACCATTGGCTAAAACTAATGGAGCGCCTGTTCAAGCTACAACTGCAATTGTAAGTGTAGCTACAAGCGATTCCGCAACTTCAACTTGGAGAGTTGCTAGACTTCCTTCAAATGCTTTGCTTCATCAATTAACAGTTTCAACAACTGCTCAAACTGGAAGCACTGACTTTGATATTGGTATAGCATATAACCCAGATAAATTAAGTGGCGCATTAATTAATGTTAATTGTCTTGCTGATGCTTTAACTTTAGCAACTGCGAGCCGTGCATTAGATGGCTTAAAAGATGTTAGCATTGCTAACTCAGGCAAAGAACTATGGGAATTAGCTGGTTTGACCGCTGATCCTCAATGTGATTTAGATATTCTTTTTACTGCTAATACTATCGGCACTGCTGGTGGAACTGCTGGATTTAAAATTGAATATAAAGTTTAATCTATGACTTCAAAAACTGAATTATGTAATCTTGCATTGTTAAAGTTAGGTAAGGGTCGTGTTCAAGATATTGACACTGACCCAAGCCAACAAGCTACTGACTTGAAACTTGCTTATGATTTTGCATTAAATCAGATTTTGAACGAAGCCGAATGGAGTTTTGCGGTGCGTAGGCAAGCCTTAAATAAGCTTACCGAAACACCGCTTTACGAATGGAGCTATAAATTTGCATTACCAACTAATCCCGAATATATTAAACTTATTTCTATTGAAAATGAACCCGATTACACAATAGAAGGAAAATATATATTGACTAATACCGATAATATAAAAATTACCTACATTGCTAGAATTACAGACCCTAGTGAATATACATCAGGTTTTAAAAATGCTTTTGTTTTATTGCTTGCTACAAAAATATGCTATAATTTAACTGGCTCGGATAGTAGAGAAAAACAATTATTATCCGAATATGAAAATGCTTTGTATCAAGCTATGACACAATTTAAAGCAATAAGAAACGAAACACCTTTAACATCTAACGAATGGATTAATATAAGACAAAATGGCTAGTGTTAATGAAATACAAACACGATTTAATACGGGTGAATTATCACCTACTATTGACGGCTTAGTCGATTTTGAGCCTTTTTTTAATGGCGGTTCTATTGTTGAAAATTTTGATGTTCACCCTCAAGGCTGGTTATTTAGAAGAAAAGGCACAAAGTTTGTTAATGAAGTTAAAGACTCAACAAAAAAAACCAGAATTATCAGGTTTAAATATAATGTTGACCAAGTTTTAATTATAGAATTAGGGGCGGGTTATTTTAGATTTTATTCACAACAAGCATTAGTTTTAAGTGGCGGAAATGCTTATGAAGTAGCAAATAGTTTTTCTGAAAGTGATTTAGATTTTATTCGCTATGTTCAAAAAGATGATGTTATTTGGATGGTTCACCCCTTAAAAGGATTTTATAAATTAATTCGATTTAGTAATTCTAATTGGACTTTCTCGCAAATTGATTTAATTGCTGGACCATATCAAAAAGAAAATATTTTACAAACTAGAACGGTTGCAATAAATAATCATGGACCAGTAGGAACAACAGGAACAATGACCGCAAGTGGACACACGCCATTTACTGCAAATCATGTTGGCAGTTTATGGCTTGTAAGAGACGGGGTTTATTATGCTTATCTTAAAATAACTGCTTTTAATAGCTCAACCAGCGTCAATTACATTGCTCAAAAAGAAATATCTTCGGCTATAGCAAAAACAGGATTATATACTTGGTCCGAGGGAGAATTTGGCTTACATCGCAGTTATCCAAGGGCAATAACATTTCACGAGCAAAGACTTGTTTTAGCTGGCTCAATAAATGAAACGCAAAAAATATGGTTTAGTAAATCCGCTGATTATGAAAATTTTGATATAGATTATACTTCTATGACAGCCGATGACAGCTTTAATAGAACAATTGCAAGCTCAACTAACGATTCTATTTTATGGTTATTTAGTGATGAAGTTTTGTTAATTGGTTGTAGCGATAGTGTTTGGAGAGCAAAGCCTTCAAATAATTCTGCTGGTATGTCAAATACTGATATTGATTTAAAACGACAAATTGCTTTTGGTAGTGAATGGGTTGACCCTGTCTATTGCGATTCAACACCTTTTTATTTACAAAGAGGCAAGCAAAAAGTAAGGGCAATAAATTATACAAACACCGAAGGAAAATACAAAGCTCAAGATGTTTCAATTAGAAGCAATCATATTACGGGAACAGGTTTAAAAAGATTTGATTATCAACAAAACCCAGTTTCAACAATTTGGGCTGTGCGTGAAGACGGGCAAATTGCAAAATTTGTATTTGAAGGCGATCAAGAAGTTAATTGCTGGACAAGATTTACAACAAATGGAATTGTCGAAGATTTGGCAGTTATTCCATCGGCTAAAGAATATGACGAAATTTATATTTTAGTTAAAAGAACAATTAACGGCGTAGCAAAAAGATTTATTGAAGTTTTAGAACCTAATTTTAGTTATGATAATTTAAATTATGTTTATGTTGATTCATGTTTAACTTATAATGGAACACAAAACACAACTCTAACTATTGGAAGCGGAATAGCAACCGCAGGTAGCGCTATATTTTCTGCGTCAAGTGTTGGTAAAGAAATAAGAAATTTAAACGGCACGGGTAAAGCTAAAATTACCGCTTATACTTCCACAACTCAAGTTTCTATAACAATAATTAGAGATTTTAACTCAAATTCTTTAACAGCTAATAATTGGGCAATCGCAATTCAAGAAGTAAGTGGATTAAATCATTTGATAGGGGCAAGTGTAGAAGTTAATGGAGATGGAGCAACTGACCCTAAAAGTAAAACAGTAGATGCTGAAAGTAAAATAACTCTTGAAAATTTTGCTTCAATAATTCATGTTGGGTTAAAATATAAATCAACCTTTACTTCATACCCAATTGAAAGTAAAAAATTATTACAAACTATCGGTTCACAACAAAATAAACAGTTGCGAATTACTGAATTGGCTATAAAGTTTTTTACATCAAGGGCGGGTTCTATTGTTATTGATGGGAAAACATTGCCAATAATTTCAAGAGATTTAAACGACAACATGAATGAAGCTCCGACTTTTAAAGATGGAGTAAAATTAATAAGTGTTGCTGGCGATTGGGGTTATGATAGAAAATATTCAATTATACAAGAAGAGCCACAAGCAATGAACATTAAAAACATAACTTACGAGGTAAATATCTAATGGTAGCACCTTATATTGCGGCAGCAGGAGCAGTTTTAAATATGGCTAGTAGCATTTATGGTGCTAATATGGCTAAAAAAGATTTAAAACGCCAAGCAATGGCTTTGGAAGACCAAGCTCGACTAGTAGAAGAGCAAGGGCAATTTCAAGCCATACAAACCGCAAAACAATTTGAAGGTTTACTTGGCGAACAAAAACTTTCTGTTGCTACCAGTGGTGCGGAAATGGAAGGCTCTGTTTTAAACATTTTTGATAAAACCATAGCCGACAAAGAACAAAACATTGCAATTATAAAAAGAAATGCTCAAATGGAAGCAAATCTTTTAAGACAGCAAGCACAACAAGCAAGAAAACAAAGAAAAAAATTACTGCCTATGGCGATAATTTCAAGTCTTGGAAATACTGCTCAATCTGCTTCAAATTTTTCAAATATTGGTAATAAAACTATGACACAATAATTATGCCAAAAATACCTGACTCATACGGAATTATAGCGACACCATCGGCAAAAACTGACATTGCCATGCCAGATACTCAATCATCACAAATGCTTGCAAATCTTGGTAATCAACTATCGGGTAATTTAATAAATATTGCTGGGCAAATGCAATATCAATCTATTAAAGAAGATGAAGCTTTTAACGCCGCTCAAGTAGTTGATTTTAAAACAAAACTTGCCACATTTGAAAATGAAAAAAGAATTGCATTAAGCGAATTGCCAGCAAATGACCCAATGCTTTTTGATAAAACAAAGAAAACTTTTCAATCGGAAAGAGATTCTTTTATTAACAATTATACTAGTCAATATAAAGATAATCAAAGATTGTCAAGTTTAATTAAAAGACAAGCTGATGTTGAGGCTGTAGACTTTAATTTTGATGTTGATAGAACGCTTTCTGGCAAGAAAAAAGAATATGGAACAAATAAAATCTATGAAGGAATTTATTCTGTAAATGAAAGACTGCAAAAAGGTGGTAATCCTACAAAATTATCAGGCGAATTAAATACAATTTTACAAACTGGCTTAAAATCAGGCTTAATTGACCAAAACGACATAAACCGAGAAAGGGATAAACAAAAATCAATTATTCAAGATTTACAAATCCAATATGAAAAAACTAGACAAGCTAATTTAGTTGCTAATGGACAAGTATTTATAGACCCTAGCAATTCTGATGATAAAAAAATAGGTGAGTTAGCCTATCAAAATCAATTGCAAGAAACTTTAAAAAGAGGTGGAGACCCAAACGCCACAACATTAAATTTTGTAAATAAAACAGGTTTTTTACCGCAACAAGTTAAATCAATTTGGAGTTCTCAATTAAACATGGGAAATCCAAAACAAAAAATTGAAGCCGCTGAACAAATAACTCAAATTATAGAATCAAACCCAAGATTGCAAAATCAATTTAATTCTGATGATATTAATTTTGTAAACTCAATTAAGACAAGGGTCGGATTAGGATTGCCACCTGAACAAGTGTTAAATTATGCTGAAAAAGAAATTAGCAAATATCAGTCAATGGATAGAATTGCAAAGGGACAAATTATTAACAATAAAGATACTAAAAAAATTATAGATAATTCTTTTGACGATTTAAAAGAAACCTTAACCGATAGAGGTTTTTTTTCTATCTTTAAAGCCGATCCAATTATTGAAGAAGGAATAAAAACTAAATATGAAACTTTAGTAAAAGATGCTTTTTTAAATGGTAATACAACTCCTGAAAGTGCTGTTGAATTTGCAAAAACCAAATTACAAAGCGAATATAGAGTAAGCACAATTGGAAAACCTAGAGTAATGCAATATGCTCCTGAAGTTTTTTATGATAAATATAATGGTGGCGATACTTCTTGGATTAATAAACAACTAAAAACTGAAATTGCCAAACATACTTTAGTTCCAAATCTAGATAAACTAGAAAATCAATATATTTTAAAAGCCACAGAAAACACAATTAAAGGTGGAAAACCAAGTTATAACATTGTTAATATTGATAATTACGGAGCCTATTCTTTATTGTTAGATAATCAAAATCGCCCTGTTGTGTTTCAACCTGAAATTGAAAAAACCGATTTTTACAAAGAGGCTCAAAAAGAATATAACAAAGAGCGTCAATATACAAAACAAGATATACTTAATCTTTTAAACGATAAAGTAATCGATGAAAAAAACAAAAAATATCGTAATTGGAAATAAAAATGGTTATATCAAAAGACTTAATAAATCCAGCACCAATTGATCCATTATTTGGTGAAAAAATAACGCAAAGCTCTAAAGCTATTGCCGATATACAAGGAATGGATTTTAATTATAAACCGCCTGAATATTCGCAAGGTCAAATAGCATTATCAGCATTTGAAAGAGAAAACACTGTTGCCTCTTCTATTATAGAAGGAAGTTATCAAGTTAAAGTTGATGACGCCCCAGACCCTGATTTTGATGTTGTTGATTATGTGGATACCGACATTAGAAATAGTGATTATGCCCCTTATTGGAAAGATTTTGCACAAGTTAAAAATTATAGACAAGCAAGTGCATTAAAAGCTAAAATCGATAGGCAAAATGAAAATGAAAGAATTATTAATGAAAGCGACGGAGCTGGTATTGCTTGGAGTTTAGCTGCTGGTATTTTAGACCCCATTAATCTTATTCCTGTTTTTGGAGGAGTTTCTAAAGCTTATAAAACTGGTAAATATTTAAAAGGTATTGGTTTAACCGCTGGTGCTGGTGCGGTTGGTATGACAGCGAGCGAGGGAGTTTTACAAACTACACAAGAAACTAGAACATTAGAAGAAAGTGCTATAAATATTGGTGCTGGAACAATTTTAGCTGGTGCTTTAGGTGGTGCAAGTGCGATGTTATCAAAAAGACAATTTAATAATTTAGCTGATAAATTTAAAAAAGATTTAGACAATGAAACTGCCGATGTTTTTATAAATCCCGATACTCAAAAATTAGAAATAAAACCAGATTCCGCAAGTGCCGCTAATGTCGCTGAATTTCAAGCAATAAGAAAATATTATGATGATGTTTTAACGCCACAATTAAAAGCCGAAGGTAAAGAAGTTCCTGCTTTTACCACCTTTAAAAAACAACAACAAAGCCTAGCTTCAACAATAACACAAGATATTGCGGGAGCGGTAAATATTGGTAATGTAATTAAAGGGCAAAAATTATTAAAAAAAATAAACCTAATTGATAATTTAAATCCAATACAAAGATTAACACAAACACAATTTGCAGTATCGCCTAGAGAAACTGCGGAAAAGTTAATGAAAACGGGTTTAATGTGGCAAAAAAACAAAATTGGAATTGCCTCTGCTCAAAGTGCTGAAATAGCTAAAAAAACTCTACAAGCTCCTTATTTTAACAATTATAAACCAGTTGAAAACCAAGCCTATTATAATTTTAAAAAAAGAATTAAAAAAGAAGGTCCTTTAAACGAAACGGAAAATAATATTAAAAATGATATACAGTTTTTTGAAGAATTTTCAAGAGCAATGAGAAACGGCGATACAAGCAATATTCCTGAGGTAAATCAGTTAGCAAAACTTGCTCGCAATGATGTTTTGAACCATCTTGGCAAAGAAGCGGTAAATGTTGGTCTATTAAACGAAAAAGTTTTAACTACTAAACCTAGAACGGCATTATCTTATTTTCCTAGATTATTTAATAGATTAAAGGTAATTGCTAGGGAAAATGAACTAAGGACATTTTTTATTAATAAAATTAAAACTGTTTTATTGCCAGAAATTAAAAAAGCCGAAGCACAAAAAGAATTAAATTTAAATTCACAAATTATTGATTTACAAACCCGTAAAGCCGAATTACAAGCTAATCTTGATAAAGTTGTAAACGAAAAATTCCAAGAAGCACAAGTTGACGCTGTTTTTAATGAAGCCGATATTTCAACTGAAAATAAATTTATTTTCCAAAGAAATATATCTTGGGCAAAAGGTGGAGAAAAAAGTTTTGATGATTTTTTAGAAAAAATGGCGGAAGATTTGCCAGATAATTTAGATTTTCCAGCGGATAAGATCGAAAAAGTTTATAATAAATATGTAAAAAATGATAATTTAATTTATACAAATGAAGAATTGGCGGATATTTTAGAAAAATATAAAACCGCCATTAAAACTGTAAAATCTATTAAACCAAAATCTTTGTTAATTTTTTTAAGAGATAGGGGCGGTGTTGTTGATTTTGGCGGAAATTTAAAAGCAATGGGAATTACTAACAAAACTTTACCAGGATTAATTAGAAAAGGTAAAGAGTTTGGTAATTTATTTGGAGCAGGTAAAAAAGAATATATTGACCTTGATGACGCAAGATTTGTTGCACACGAACAAGGATATTTTAGTGATTTTCCTCAAGATGGAAGCGGTGGACAACCTAGCATTAATGATTTATTGGATTTGATAAGAAGGGAAGTTGGAGGTGAAAAAATATACTCATTAGAAGATATTGATAAAATAGAAATAAAAAATAATGCTGAGAAATTAATAGAAGAATTAAACGAAATGGGAATCGATATTGATAAAATTAATGAAGCAGTTTTATTAGAAAAAGGAAAAATTAAGAAAAAGTTTAAATATTTAAGCGGAGAAAATGTTGATAAAAAAACTTTAAGCAAAATGGATAAAGTTTTAGCTAAATCAGAAATTGACCTTTTAGAAAAAAAAGTAAATAAGTTAAAAAATAAATATACCGAAAATCAAATTAGCTTTAGATCTAAATTTGAAGAAATAGGCGATGAAGATTCTTATGTAAACGAAATTACAAGCGACATAATCAACCAATTAAAAGGCGATGATAGATTAGGTTTAATTGATGACTTAGGAATTAAGGTTGCTAAAAGAGGACCATTGAAAGAAAGAACATTAAACTTTATTCAAGATAACGAATTAGAGCCGTGGTTAGAAAATGACGCAAGAAAAGTTTTAAATTATTATCAAAATACTTTAGCGACTGATATTGAAATTTCTAGGGCTTTTGATGGTGATTTAACTTTAGATGATGCAATCCAAAAAATTCAAGATGAATATGCGGAAGTTATAGCAAAAACAACTGACCCTAAAATATTAAAACAAATTGACAAAGAAAAAAAGAGTGTAATTAATGATATTGAATCTGTTGCAAAAATAATGCGTGGAATGTATGCCCGCCCTGATAATCCCGACTCAATGATTGTTAGAGGGGGAAGAACAGCAAGGCAATATATTTATATCACTAAAATGGGACAAGTTGCACTTGCTTCAATAACTGATATTTCAAACCCCATAAGAAAATTTGGTTTAAGAACTTGGGCAAAAACATTACCAAACTTAATCACGAATTTAGAAGGTATTAAATTAAATGTTAAAGAAGCTAAATTGGCAGGAAATATACACGATATTACATCTCCCGAAAGAATGGCTAGTTTCTCGGGATTGAACGATCAATTTGCAAGTAATCTTTCTAGTTTTGAAAGATACACCGAAAATGTTTCAAAATTTATGTCAAAAATAAATGCAATGCCAGTTTGGAATGATTCTCAAAAAGGTTTTACTTCTGTTTTGTCGCAACAAGAAATGATTAATGCAATTAATAAATATGATAAAATTACTGAAAAAAAAACAGCTTATTTGGGTTATTTAGGGATTGGTAGAGATAATTATAAAATTATTGCTGATGAATTAAAGCAACACGCTTATAAAAAAGGTAGATTGTTAATCGCCAATACTGAAAAATGGAATAATCCCGAAGCCGTAAGAATATATAGAAATGCTTTAAATACTGATATTGATAGCACAATAGTAACCGTAGGTGCTGGTGATTTGCCTTTATGGATGCAAACCGAAGCAGGCAAAGTTGTTGGTCAATTTAAATCATTTGTTTTTGGTGCGACTCAACAAGTTTTAGTTGCTAGTTTACAACAAAAAGACATGGCAGTTTTAAATGGCTTAATTTCTGCGGTTGGTTTGGGAATGATGGCTTATTACTTTAAGGCAAAATTAGCTGGAAGAGAAGTTTCAAAAGACCCTGAAGTTTGGCTTGCGGAGGGCTTAGATAGAAGCGGATATTTTGGTATATTATCCGATTACTCACATATTGCTGATAAAGTTGGTTTAGGAGCTTCTAGTCTTCTTGGAACTGGGGAATTATCAAGGTATCAATCAAGAAATATTGGAGCTTCTTTACTTGGTCCTAGTGTTGGACTTCTTGGAGATGCGGCAATATCAATTGGAGCTTTAAAATCGGGTGAAATAAGCGAAGCTGATGCAAAAGCAATAAGAAGAATGATTTGGTTTAATAACCATTTTCTTTTAACTGGGGCAATGGATAATTTTGAAAAAGCTATTGCAAATCAATAAAATATATGTATTTTTAACAAAAAAAATTTAAAAAAAATGACAATAACATCAAATATTTTAAGGAGAGATTATACAGCAAATGGGGTAAATACTTCTTATGCTTTTGACTTCCCTATTTTTTATGAATCAAATGCAACTCCTAAATTCTCCCTAGAGGTTATTGTTGCCGATACGACTGGTGCGGAAACGACCAAAATTGAAACTACCGATTATACAATAACTTACAACACAACCGATTATGTAAACGGCGTAATAAATCAAGGTAATGTTGTTTTTAATACCGCTCCCGCAAATAATTATACAATTTCACTTTTAAGAAAAGTAAATTTTACGCAAAATAATGATATTACAACCTCAGGAAGTGATGCTTTGCCAGGGACGGCTTTAGAAGGTTCTCTAGACAAATTAACTTTAATGTTATTAGAGCAAAAAGAAAGTTTAAATCGAGTTTTTAAATTACCTAAATCATCGTTATTAGATAATATTGAATTTCCTATTGGTGCAAGCCAAGCCAATCAAGTAATTACAGTTAATAATGCTGGCGATAATTTAACCACAAAAGATTTAGCTGATGTTGGATTAGCTCCAGTTTCAACTTATATAAAAACATTACTTGATGATACAACAGCTTCACAAGCCCGCACTACTCTTGATGCACAACAATTAAATGCAAACTTAACTGCTTTAGCTGGTTTAACAGGTGCTTTAAATAAACTTTTTTATTTTACTGGAAGTGGAACAATGGTTCTTCAAGATAGATTAGCCACCACCACCAACCAAGGCGTTGCTTATCTAAACAACCCAATCACCATAGCAAATAATGCAACAACTCCAAATACTGATATTGATTTTAGCGGTGGTAAGTTTGATTTTAGCGATGGTTCGGGACAAGCAATTGCTTCAGCTTTAACTAAAAGATTACAATCAAGTGGTTCATGGAGTGCTGGAGCTGGCGGTAATTTGCTTTTAAGTGGTGCAAGAGCAAATAGTTCAACTTATCATCTTTATGCAATGGCTAAGGCTGATGGGACTACTGATTACGGTGCATTGCTTGGTGTAGCAAATACAGATCCAAATCCAACAAGTGTATTGCCTAGCGGGTATACTAAATTTAATCGTGTCGGATCAATATTAACAGATGCAAGCGGGAACATAAGAGCATTTACTCAAAATGAAAAACTTTTTAGTTTAATTACTCCATTAATTTCGCAAAATGTTAATATTTTGACTAATAGTAGACTTCCTTATTCTATTGATGTTCCCGTTGGTATAAAAACACTTGCAAATATTTACGGAAGTGTAAATAAAAATGTAAGCGGATCTTCACAAACTTATATTTCTGATTTAGCTACTACCGATATCGACCCAACAACTTTATCGGGGTTTTATACGATGGTTTGTAACATTTCATATAATTCAAATGCTGAAATTTGGAGAACTACAAACAAATCTGCACAAATCGGAATCAGATCCAATAATAATGGCGGAGCAAATTCAACCCAAATTTTAATAATGACTTTGGGCTGGTATGATAATTTACTTAAATATTAATTTTTAATTTTATGATTATTTTTAAAGAAATAGAAACGGGAAGAATTATTGAATTTAAAACTCAAGAACAAGTTGGATTAATGTTTGGCGATTTGACAAAATATTCTAACATTACTGATACTCAAGAGGGTAAAAATTATTTGCTTCAAAAAGCAAAAGACGAAAAACTTGCTCAACTTGAAGCATTTATTTTATCTAAAAAAACTGAGAAATACACATCTCATTTTGCACCTGAAATTATAGATGGCTCTAAAATCGGAGCTGAAGTTAAGTTTTACTGGCATGTCGACTCAATTCCAAATAGCAATTTAACGCCTGAAAGCGTATTAAATAAATGCACCATGGATTATGTTAGTTGCAATGATTATGCTAGGAAAACTGGCACGGATTATGCTAGCGAAAAAACAGCTTACAATAATTGCGTGAAGCAAAAAATTGTTCCTTACCCAACAAAGATTATTAAAGATGGTAAAGAACAAGCTGGCGTAGTTAATATTTTACCTGTTGCATTTTCTATAGCTGATCATATTCAGAATAGAGAAATCAACAATAATAAACTTTTAAAACTAAAACAACTTGAAATCAACAATTGTAAAACTGTTGAGGAAGTCGAAGCAATTAAATTTGAATAATTATGGAATGTAAAATTCAAAAACATTTAAAAGTCGAAATTGTAGATGGAAGATTCTTTTTGCAAGAAGATTTTATTTATATTTTTGAATATTTAGGCAAAGAAAATAGTATTATAGTTCCAGCGGGCTTTAATACCGATGGTTTTTCGACGCCTAAGTTATTTAAACCATTTCAAAGTGAAACGGGCAAAGGGATTGAAATCGCTGTTGTTCATGATTTTTTATACTCAAAACAATCTCCCGAGCATATTACTAGAGCCGACGCCGACATGGCTTTTTTACAAGGGCTTGAATGTTTAGGAGTTAGCAAATTTAAACGCTACGCAATGTATATTGCAGTTAGATTATTTGGTAAATCAAAATATAAGAAACGATGAATGAATTTGTCGCTATATTTAATTTAATGAAGCAGGCACCTGAATTTTCGGTAATGGTTGGTGCTATTGTTATTTATTTGTTATACGATAAAAACAAGAGTTTTTTTATAATACGAGACAACAAGCATAAAGAAAAGATGGAGAATTTTTTTGCTGAAAAAATAAAAGATTCGGAAAATAGATTGCAGGAAAATATGAAGCATTTTGTTGTAGAGCAAATCAGCTTCTTAGAAATAAGAATGAAAGATTATATTGACCAAAAATTTAAAGATTTAAAAAGTGGACTTTAAGCAATTTTTAGAACAAATTAAAGGACTAACCGATCCCGCAATATTTGCCGTAATTGCTAAATTTGCTATTGCTTTTTATTTTTTAAAGCTTCTATTCAAAGGATTTAAAGAACTTTTAAAATTTATTTTTGCAGTTAAAGAAAAAAAAGAGGGCTACGAAGAAATGCAAAAAAATTATGAAGAATTGCAAAAAACTAATTTAGAAAATAAAGAACAAATTGCACAATTAAAAGAAGTGGGTGAAAAAGCAAGTATTGCAAACGAAAAAAGAGATTTAAAAACCCACAAACTATTAGAAGCTTTTCAAATCGATTTAAACGCCTACAAACAAAGAACTCATGCAATCGAAAACGAAAAACATGCTTTAGTTGATTTAGTTAAATCAAACATGGAATTAATTCAAAAAATGGAGAAATATGTTAAGTAAAGAAAGTGGAGCAAAAGCTTATTCAATTATTTATTTACTTGCTTTATTATCTTATTTAATCTTTATTTGGATTGACATTTCTGAGCCAATCAAGCAAGAAACATTTGACAATTTAGGAAAGTTTCTATTTTATGCTGGAAGTGGTTTCTTTGCGATTATTGGCTTAGGAAACATTAATTTATTAACTGGACTTTTAAAAAAGAATGTTTAATTTTATTTTACCACTAATTCTTAAATCCAAAAACTTTGCAATCGGAGTTATTGGAGTAATTTTGTTTTTATTTATTCTTGGCTTTGTTAATAATTATTTTGAGGTTCAAAACAAAGTTAAAGAGTATGAAAAAATTGAAGAAGAAACAAAAGAATTTCACCAAGAAAAAATCCAAGAATTAAAAACAACTCTTAATAAAGCTAAAAATGCTAAAAAAATTGACTATAATGATGGCGGTAATATTGATGATGACTTCTTGCTCAAAGCCCTTGAGTAAAAGTTTATCACAAGAACAACTGCAAGAATATATTAACACGCTTCCTGATTATCCTAGGCGTAATACTTTTAGTAAAGAGGAGCAAAAAAGAATAGCATCAACACCTGTTCGCTTCAAGGTTTGGGCAGAGCAGATGTTGATTTTTTATAAATGTTTAAAAAATAATAATTGTCATGAAAAAATTGATTCTTAAGCGTTATTATTGCAATAACGGTAATTATAGCGAAGTAAAAAAAGAAGGTAAAATTTTTAAATATGGCACAACAATTGGAGCTGTCATTGATCCATTAAAACCAAATCTCCCTCCTTTACTTTACACTATTGAACCAGCCAAATTTTACGAAAACAAAGAAAACAATTCAGATAATTTGGCTACCAAAAAAAATGAATCTAGCTGTATTTTATCTGACGCTTATCAATGTATAATGACGCTTTCTAACCGCTTCAAAACTAAATTATATTTAGTCAAAAATACAAAAGGAAGAGCGGGCGTAAGATTACACGGCGGAAATTCAATTGACGATTCTCAAGGTTGCATTTTGCCAGCAACTACGTTAATTCAAAACTTTTCAAAAGCAGGAATAGTTTATGATTGGTATGGAAGCCAATCTGTCAAAGCTTTAGAAAAACTTTATGAAATTGTCGATAAAGAAGAATTTGTTTTAGAAATTGATGATGAAAATCAAGAAGAAAATTATAAACTAATAACCAAATATAAATCATGCTAGTCTTTTTAATACTATTTTTATTTGCCTCAACTGCACAGGCACAAGAGCAAATGTATGTCTACAAACCTTTAAAGGTAACCGACGGAGACACGATTAAAATCGATGTTTCTAAAGAATCGCCTTTAATTAAAAAGCTTGGTTTAAGCGTTAGAATTAACGGCATTGATACGCCAGAAAAAGGCTCAAGGGCTAAATGTAAAAAAGAAAATGAATTAGCAATTCAAGCAACTAAATTCACAACTGATTTAGTTGGCAATAAAGAATTGCTTTTAACCCCAATAAAATGGGATAAATACGGCAAAAGGATTATCGCTAATGTTAAAGTCGGTGGCGTCGATATTGGTCAAGAATTGCTTAAAAGAGGACTTGCAAGGGTTTATGGTGGCGATAAGAAAAAAAGCTGGTGCCATTAAATAAAGCGAATTAAAAGTTGCAAAACCTCACATATAAACATTAAAACCAGTCCAAATAGACCAAATTTATTGGTTATTTCACAATTACACATAAAAAAACAAAATCCTATACCATATAAAATAGATAAAAATAATCCTAATATTAACATTTAAACCTCTAATTATAAATTGCGAAAAAGGATTGCTAAAATCCACCATAACACTAAAGCCCAAAATAGACAACAAACATACAATAACGGTTCGCCATTTAAAATATTATATGAAATTATTGTTAATGGCGTGATTACCCCAATCGTTATACAAACCAAAGGTGCAAGAGCAACCAAGCCATAGTATTTAGATTCTTTTTCATAAGCTTCCTCATCATAAAAAACTTTTGCATTATTTTTTATTTCTTTTAAATAATATTTTAATTCTTCCATTTAAACCTCTATAAAATTGTTTTTAATTTCTTTAAGAACGACATCTCTAAAAAAAATAGGATTGTTAGTAATATAAGCATCAAAACCCATCGAATTCAGCTTTAAAAACCAGTCTAATTGTTCTTTTGTCAAATGTATTTCGCTTGGCGATCCTATTCTTTTTACTTCGCAAAAAGCGGTATCTCTATAGTTTATATTTGAAGCATAAAAATACATAGAAACATCGGGGAATCCCTTCCTTGAACCCTCCGACTTTTTTCTTGCAAATTTAGCCATTCTTTGCCCGTTAGATAAATTTCCAGCGGCACTATCCCCATTATCATTCTGAACAAATTCAAGCTCGTTAAATTTATTCAATTGCTTCAATTCGTATTGTAATAGCACCGCTTGTTTATAAAAATATTGTTGCATGTCGCTTTCTTTTAATTGCGACAATTTATAAATAAGTAATTCGTTAGGAGTTTTTGGCTCTTTTGGAATATCTTTATTAAACAAGAAATTAATTTTGTGCAAAAATTCCTTTGGCACTAATTTATCAATGTTTTTAATATCTATGTAATCGTTTTTATAATAATTCATATTCTTTTCTTAATTCATTATATTCATTTAATCTTTCCTTAAATTTATCAGAGTTGATAAAATCATTAAGTTCATCGTAATATTTATCTCTCATTATCCAGTTTCTACCATAATGCCAAGTTCTTTTAAAATATCCCTCATTTTCGTCAAAATAATTTAAAAAAATATAATATTCCCAAGCGTATTCAGTAGTAATACCGTATTGAGCTTTAATATATTCTTCACCAAATGTTTGAAGCCCAATTGGTCTACCATCTTCTAAATCAATTTCATTGCCGTAAAAATTAATAAATCTAGCTTTTTTAAGCTTCTGTTTTAATTCTTTTTTAGCTTTGTATTTTTTCCAGAATTGCATAATATTTTTATATAACATTTTTTAATACTTTTTCAATTTCTTCCATATGTGAAAAATGTGGAGCATGCCCGCAATTTTCGATAATATGCAATTCAAAATCTTTAATTCTTTCGGCAAATAATTTTGCTTGCGAGCTTGCAACTACTTCATCGTTTGCACCACTAAAACAAATTGTCTTAGGAAATTTTTTAAAATTAACATCGAAACAAGAAAAATCTCTTAAATGTAAAAGTTTTTGCTCCAAAGCATAACAGCTTAAAACATTTAAATCTTGAATCTTCATTTTGTCAAAAACAAGATCGGCGTTTTCATCGCCACTTGCACTCATCGCAACTAAATTTCGCATTGTAGCTTCAGGATATTTTATGAAACCATTAAAAAAACTATAAAACATTTCTTTCGGCATTCCAAATTTATTTGTTTCATTTTCGACAAATTGAAATATTGGAGCAATTAAAATTAAAAGCTTTGTTTTTAATAGCTTCTTTTTAATTAAATTAATAGCACAATGCGTGCCAAGGCTCCAAGCGATAGTAATATCATATTCTTTACAACTTTTATAATTTCTAGGAGTTATTCCATCGCCAAAATTACTACTAATTACATAATCGTAAGTCTCAAACTCAGCATCTTTAAAGATGTTTTTAAATTCGTTCTCAAGTGTTTTTGGTTCTTGACCCCAGCCGTTAAGGCAAAGTATTTTTTTCATTTTACTCCTTTTTAAATTTTAATCATACCAAATTCTAATTATTCCACCGACAATACTAAACTCGTCTGGCGTTGGTAAATGACTCCCTCCGTCTATGCGATTTCTAGCAATCTTTACATCGATAAAAATTTCCATGTCGCCTATTTCAAATCCTAACCAATCTAATTGATTGATAGTTTTAAAAATATCGATAAATTTAATATCTGCATTGCCACATACTATTGCATTATCTTCGCAATCTTCATCGATAATATCCCCCTCTAAATGCCATTTATATTTCATTTCTTTTACAAGCCACTTTCTTTTTTCGGCTTGCGATAAATTTTGTAAATTTTCCATATTTTACTCCTTTTGTTGTTATTCTAGTTGATAATCAAAATTGTTTGTTTCTTAAAAACAATTAAATTTGATAATCAAATTATTTTTGTTGATAATAATTAACCATTTCTTGCATTTCCTGATTCGTCAAAATCAAGTTAAGCCAACCTCTTTCTCGCCCCAATTCATGAACCTTTTCGATTAACTCCTGCATTTCCTCAAGAGTTGCATCAGCAAATGAAGCTGGGACTCGAAAATACTTTTGCAAACCTTCGACTAAAGATTTTATTTCTTTAATCGTGATATTTTTACCCTCTAATTCCTTTTCTCTCCTGATTCTCAATGCCTCCGCTAAAGCCTCGTCAGCATTAGCCAATCGAGTATAATTAATATTATATTTTAGTCTTTCCTTAGCATTTTCATTGCTAACCTTAAACCCCAAGCTTTCCGACATATAATTCCCGTAAATCTCGCAAAGCTTATGTATTCCCTTAAGCTGATCGTAAGACTTAGATTTAACAAAAGGTTTAAATTCAACCTGAAATTCTTTGCCTTTTTGCATTAAATCCTTGGTATGCATATAAACCTTGTCGCCAAACTCCATTTTATCAGATTCGAGGGTAAAGATAAATTTAGTCATATATTTCCCCTCCAATTTGTTAATATTTAATTGTTAATTTCTTTACTGATTTTACATCTCCGACAGTCATTAATTTAGCTTTCTCAATTGCTTCATTAATACTTGTTTCGTCATGATAACTTTCATTGCTATATTTTGCCTCAATTTCAAATTGATTAGATTTGAATCTTGCAAATTTATAATCTTTCATAGATTGCCTAACTTGTTCTTTAATTTCTTTATCAAGTTTTTCATACTCTTTCTTTGCTTCTTCAAGCTCTTTTAATCGTGCTAATTTAGCCGACAAATTGCTTTCAATAGGTAATTCAAGAGTTCCTTTCTCAAGTGCCAAAAACTCGTCAATTTGCTTATCTTTTTTAGTTTTATCAGCCTCGTCTTTATTAAATAAAGTGCCTTTCTCAAATTCAGCACTAAACCAAATTAAGCTTGCAGTTAATGCTCGAACCATTTTTGGGTCTAAGCCAACTTTAAAAGATTTTGAATCTAATATTTGATGCTCTTTATTAATTGTTTTAACTCCTGCAATATGAACTTCGCAAATTTCTTTTTCATGAAGCCATAATTGAGCTTGAGTTTGAATATAGTAATTAAAAGGTAAACCATCATTCTCAATTTTAAACCACTGGCTTATGTCAGTTGTTTTGCACTCAAGAATTGAGTTGTTGCTTAAAATATAATCAATTGTTGCTCTAAACGGAAATTTACAATTTTTAATTATTTTATCTTTTGCTGTTTGAGATTCGGTGATTTCATCATACGATCTGTTTAAATTAAAATAGTTGTCTTTTACCGCCTCTTCCATTTCTTTGCCTCGCGACATAGCTTTATTATTTGTAAACTCATTAAATCGTTTAAATTGCTCTCTATTGAGCATTAATTTTTTACCAAGCGAATATCTTGTTTCAAGATAATTAGGCATTGCTTCTAGTTTTTGGCTTATTGTTTCGCTAATTAAATTTTCAGCAAATAAGTTAGCCGAATATTCTTTTACGATGCCAGCAATTTCGCTGGCACCGATAATTTGAAATCTATCTTTCATTATTCACCCTCCTTAGCAACTCTAAATTCTTCTGTTTTTATAGCGTCAATTTCTTCTTGAGTCAATGTAGTTTCTTGTTCTTCAACAACCTCATTTTCAGCTTCAAAATCAACTTTTGGTAAATCATTAATAACTTTTGGTTCTGATTTAGTTTCTTGATTTAAACCAAAATTTTCATTATCTTTATTAACAAGATTATCTATCTGCTCATTGTTTAAGCCCGCAAATATTACTTTACAGCCTCTTCGGATAATAGCCACCTTTGCTTTTTCTTCAAACCAATCTTTCCAAATAAAATCTTGTTTGGCACTTTTCCTAATGTTGATAATTTCTGTTTTAGAAACTGTTTCAATTTTAGCAATTTTTCTATTACCAAGAGTAAAAGAAATATAACAATAACCGCCAATAATTTTATCTTGTCCAGCAAAAGGGTCTTTAATCGTGTGCGTGTATTCTTCAATATCACCATCCTTTCTAATTGAAAAAATATCACCTTCTTTTACAAGATTTACAACAATATTTGCGTCAGGAAAAGCTCTTTTAATTGCAAAAATAAATCCGCGATAACCAACTTGTAAATTAACATTAGTTCCGTATTTAACCAAATGACAATGTTGCCTTGAATCAATTTCAAGTCCTAAATCTATCGCTTGCTTTACTGCGGTTAAAATTGAAAGAGGCGTGCAAATTGATAAATCTTTTTTTGGATCTGATTTGCTTTTAGTGATTTCAAGTAATACTGATTTAATATATTTATTAGCATCGCCATTATAAAATTGAGGTAATTTCTCCGATAATGTTGTTTCGATTTTTGAAATTGTTGTTATTGCATTTTTCATATTTTTTTTTGTTAAGTTAATAATTAAGTTTGTTTTGTGGTGTTTTTTTTAAATTATTCTGATTTTGATTCAAGATCCTTGACAAAAACATCGAGATATTTTTCACAATATTCTTTTTTACTCTTCAAAATTTTAATGTTTTCCTCTGTTTTTCTTATTTCTTCATCAAACCACTTCATAATTTCTTCTTTTTTTGCCAATGGCGACCAGTCAATTGCTGGAACAATTTCATATTTTTCTGATGTCTTAGTATTAACTGAAGCGAATTTTAATTTTGGGTCGCTATAGCCAGTTTCTAAGTAGCAGACTTCAATGGTTGGAAGAGAAGGAAAATTTTCAAAACCAACAATTACTCCATGCCAAACTGTGTGGGCAGAATATTCTTTAACTAAAATTTTGACTTTTGAGCCAATTTTTAAGTCTGTGTGGATTTGAGTTGCATGTCGCAAGTCTATTTCCATTTTTACACCATTAATTTCGATGGTGTGTTTTGTATTTTCTGTCATATATTTTTTAAGTTAAGTTAATATTTTTAAAAAGGTTTTTATGTGGTGCTTGCAATCATGATATTACTAGCTTAATTAATAGTCAAGAATTATTTTTAAAAATCTTTTATGTATTAAAATCGGGTTTATCATTATAAGCCCATTTTTTAATTAAATTATAATTATTTTGCATTTGCGAAGCTACTTGAATTCCTAAACAGTCTTTAAAAAGATAATCTACTTGATCTTGATTCTTTCCATCAAATAAATCTTCTAAACTAATTTCTTCATCAAGCTCCGTATCTTTAATAATTATTTCATATTGATACCCCTTTAAAAGAGTATAAATTCTTGATAACTTTTCATAATCATCAGATAAAGGCTTTATCTTATCCATGTTTCTATCTTCTACATGTAAATATCCTTCCGCATCTATTCTTTGTAAATCTTTTTTAGCCATTTTACTTTACCCCCAAAATTTCGTTCATTTTATCCGACAAAACACTTTTAGTTTCATCAGCCCATTTATAACACAAAATCACTGTCCCTTTTTTCTTTTTACCTTTACCCCTAAAATAATAATCATGGTAATTGTGCCTAGCTTTATCATCAACCGCATTTGCTACCTCAATTGCGTCAATTATAGCTCTCAAATTTTCGGGCTTAATATCAAGCTTTAAAGCTAATTGATTTATGTTTTTTGCTTCAACAAAACCTTTTGTCTTGATTGAAGCTAAAATATAGGCTGTTTTGGTTTCTTTCATTTGTTAAAAGTTAATATTAATAATTTTGCCGTCCGTTTTTTCCGATTTTTCAGAAAAAAGCTTTGGCTCTTTGCTAGTTCCGACAATATCTTTCTCAATTTTAGCTAAAAGTAATCGATTTGATATTTTTATTATAACATTTTCAGCGGTATCGTTCATTATTTTATGAATATAGGTTGATATTTAAAAACATTATCAGGATATTCTTTTTTAACCTGCTCCAATGTCTTAGGCTCAGGCAATTCCTCATCATATTCACGAATAAAGCTCACATGAAACTCTAACGCTTCATGTGCCATTTCTATTGCGTCCTTAAGGTCTTTACCTACACTTACGCAACCGTCAAAGTCGGGGAATACTACGCCAAAATTTTTGTCAATTACTGCTATATATTTTTTTATTTCGAGTCTTTTTGTAATGTCTTCTATTTTTTTTTCTAAAATTTCTAATTCGTTCATATATTTAAAATTTAATTAAGTTTTTTTCAAAAAGCAAAATAATGAATCGCCCTACAGTGTCGGCTAGTGATTCATTTTTTTCAGATTCCATTTGACCATGGATATAATTTTCAGAAAGAAAAATATAATCATTCTCATCTAAATAATAAATCCAGTTTGAAACGCCAAAACATATTTCTAAAGTAAACTCCTTACCGTGTTTATTAGTCATTTTTTTAGGCAAAACATCAAGCAAAGTCTCTAAATCGTAAGCTCTAAATCCATCAAGGTGTGTTTCAAATGGACAGCAACAATCCTTAGAAGTCCAAACCCAAAATGCTTGCCTTGAGAACCCAATCTCAGCAAGCTTTTTTGATATTTCGTAATTCGTTGTTTTAGTCATTTTCCCCTCCCAATAATTCATAAATAGCCCTTTGCGTCTCTTCCGATTGCTCTTCGAGTGTTGGTTTGGTTAAGTCCCAAGATAAATTTTTAATATCAAATTCCAAAGAACAATCATTTTCTTCACCAAACCAAATGTCGCGAGTATAGCCACACTGCCTGATAGCAATTAAGACTCTATCAAGCGTAAGGTCTTTGCCCATTAATTCTTCCAATCGATTTCCTCCATATTTAAAATATTCTTTATCCAAAGCCTCTTCATAATTCTCAGTCCCATTAACCGCACAAATAATTTTCCTGCGATTAAATTCTTGGATTTCTGTCATACTATCTCCCCTCATTCATTTCCCAAAGCCTTTCCGCTCTTGTAGCTTCTTTCTCGCTTTCTGTTTGGTTTTCCGCCCAGTATTCATCAAGCTTATCTTGAATTGCTTGGTTGATTTTTATCGTTTGTCTTTTCGATAAATAAACTTCGTATTTACTTATGTAAAGAAAAATATTTTCGCTCGGGTAGTGTTTTTTTTCATGAAATTTGCGAATATTAAAAGTAATGTTAATTAATTTATTAATCGCTGTTTGTAAATCACCTTCTGCCCCTTTAACAACAACTTGATAAGATTCACTATTTAAAACAATTTCTTCCGCATCTTTAGTTAAAAGTTTAATTAATCTTTCCTGTAAAAAATCAGTGATTCTTTGATTTTGACTTGGTTTAAATCCTCTTAATTCGCTCGCATCTTCGCCATGGATTGTCTTTTCAATGTAGCGAGCATAGGCGACATAAGGAATATTAGGATTGCTATTGTTTAAAGATAACCTAACAAAACATTCATCGAAAATGTCGTTAGCATATTTCTCAAATTCTTCTCTTGTTTTAAAAATTTTAATGTTCATATTTTTTTTGTTTTAAGTTAATATTGTGCGGTCTTTCCCAGCTGTATAGCCGTTTTTGACTGGTGCGAATTTTACTTCGTTCAAAAACCACTTGCGAGAATGACTCGCCGAATAAGTATTTATAAAGTGGCACATTTTTTACTAAAATATGAATTGCAATTCAATATTTTTTCATTTTGTTAAGTTCCGCATACCGTATGACAATCTAGGTTAGTATGCCTCCCTAATTCACTAAAGTTTCTTAGAAAGTAGATTGCGCGTCTCCGACGCACCCCCAATACTATTATAGCTGTGCCACCATTTAAATATTCACGATTTTGGTTGGTAGAGAGGGATTTGAACCCCCGACACGCGGATTATGATCCCGCTGCTCTACCAACTGAGCTACCTACCAATGGTATCAGATAATGGATTTGAACCACCGACCCAAACATTATGAGTGTTTTGCTCTAACCGCTGAGCTAATCTGATATTTACGATTTATATTTTTAAAAGTTTTTTTATCAACCTTCGCAACCTATATTATACAAGGCTTTTTATTATGTCAAGCATTATTTTTAAAAATGATTAAAATAAATTTCCTTGCCTTAATTCTTCTTCAATTCTTTTACACATTTTATCAAAATATTCATTGTCAAGCTCGCAACCAATTAATCGTCTTTTTGTTCTAATGCAAGCAATTGCGGTTGTTCCCGAGCCTAAAAAACCATCAAAAATTAAATCATTTTCTTGGCTATAATTATTTAAACACCAGTTCATTAAAGCCACTGGTTTTTGAGTGGGGTGAAATCTTGTGCTGTCTTGCGGTGCGTATTCAAACAATTTCGCATTTTTATTAAAACTAGTCCAAGCATATTCCGCCATTGCCATTGAAAAATTTTCGCTAATTGTTAATTTTTTCCAAATTAAAAAACATCTAGTTGGGGGTAAAGAAAAGTAATTTCCACCCCAAATAATTTGCTCTTTTGAAATTCTAAAAATTTCATCAAAAATTTCTTGCTCTGGTGCAATGTCCCAGTGTTTTACTTTACTTTCATATTTATTAGCCCAAGTCCCGCCAGTTCTTGTTGCTTTTATTTCATATTTTTCAAATACTCCACCAACGCCCGCATTACATCCCCCTCCATAAGGCGGATCAGTCAAAACCAAATCAATTTCTTTGTCTTTTAAATCTTGCATAACATCGAGACAATCGCCATTAAACAAAACTATTCGCCCGTTTAAAAATTCTTGTTTATTCATTTTTTTTAAAAATAATTATATTTTTTATTTCAAGCTCAAAGTTATTGAAAAAATCTTTAACTTCTCTTTCCAAAATAACCCCACAAGACCTTATTTTTTCAGTTGTTATATCGTCATGTTCTACAGTAAAATCTATTAAGTCCTCCTCAAGTTTAATAAGTTTTTTAATTTTAATTATTTGCTCAATATTTTGTTGGCTAAGTTTTATTTCCATGATTTTAAATATTTGTTTTTAGCCATTTTATATAAAAACTTTGCCTGCCAGTTCCAAAGATCAAATTTACATTCATCTTTTAAAACTTCATAACTTATAGAATCCTCCCAAACTATTTTACAAAAAATAATTTTACCAAAAAATTTATCATTAAAATAATAAGAATAAAAAATCTTTAATTCCCCCTTGTCTTTGATTCCGCATTTATTTCTTTTAATCAAAATTAATAACACTATAAAATTAAATATTTTTCTCATGTTACTAATGCCCCTACTATTACAATTAAACATGGTAAAATTACAATTACTAATTCCATATATTTTCATTTTAAGTTAATAACATTTACTAATTCTAATTGTGATTTCGGAATTACTTCGTCAATCCACTGATTCTTAATAATACAGCTATCCGCACTTGAGAGAATAATCTTTGCTTGCGAATAGCCTTTTAATGCCTCTGCCTTATCAACTCCTCTTATATTTTCTTTTTCAAGAAAATTATCGAGTATAATAAAGCTAAAAATATTATTTTTAAGCTCAATAATTGCATCAACAAAATTATCAACGCAAGTTAAATTAACTTTTAATATTTTAGCTTGATGTTTTAACAACATTGTTAAAATTTCGGAATCCTCAATTAATAGAATTTTCAAGCTTCTCCTTCACATAAAATAAACCTACCGTTACCGTAAGTCCTACCATTGAACATAGGGTCGTCGCCTAAGGGGTCTTTTTCGTCTACTTCAAAACGACCATCTTCAAAACAATTAATCCACTTTCCATAATATCCAAAATCCTCACCAAGTTTAAGGCGTTTGCCCGTCTTTGGTTCGACTAAATGTAGTTTTATCATATATTTTAATTTAAGTTAATATTATTTTTTTACCCACTCAGTTTTTACAATTTCTTTTGGGATTACTTCTCCCTCAAATTCAGCTTTGGAATAATAATAGTTTCCAGAAAATTCCGTTGAAAATCTATAAAACTTCCCAGTTGGAATATGCTTCATTATTTGGATTTCATAAACATATTTCGGATTGATATCTGCATCTCTTTCAGATTTTACCAATTTAAGTTCATCAAAATCGTCAGGGGTTTTAGCTTCTGTAATCTCTCTTACAATTTCTTCAATTGTTTTTGGCTTTTTAAACATATCAATCAATATGTCATTATTTATTACAATCCCAATTTTATAAAGCAGGTTTTCGACATCATCGTTTACCCGATAATCTATTTCTTCTGTATAATAATTATCAACATTTGTTTTTTCGTAATTTTTATCTGAAAAATCATTAATTAAATTTTCTATTTCTTTTTTCATAGTTTCGGTCATATTTTTTATTTTTTAAAGTTAATAATAAACTCATCTAGGTTAAAAGATGAATTTTGTTTTATAATTTCGTCGATTTTCTTAAAATTACCCGCCGATATTAAAGCTTCATATTGCTCAACGCTGTCGAAGTATTTTAAAAAAATATCTCTGTTATGATGGTAAAGTTTCGCTTTACTTGCATTTTCAATAGTATTTGCAAGTATGTGTTTAATATGAATCATTTGCCTCCCAGAATTTGCTTTGTTTGCCGTTAAAGTTAAATAAAATGTCCCCGCATTCACCCTCACGATTCTTAGAAACAATTATATCTGCTTTGCCTTTTACATTATTATAGCATTTAAGCCAATCTTCATAATGCTTTGAGTGTTCGGGAACTTTTTCTCGCTCTAAGAAATATTCCTCTCTATGCGTAAACATAACTATGTCCGCATTTTGTTCTATAGCTCCTGAGTCCCTTAAGTCGCTTAGGATTGGTCTTTTATTTTCTCTCGAATCTCCAGCTCTTGATAATTGCGACAAGGCGACAACAACAATATTGAAGTCTTTTGCTATTTTCTTTAAACCTTCGGCAATTCTTGATATTTGTTGCTCTCTTGAAAATTCCTTACCCGAACTTGCGATTAATTGTAAATAGTCAATGCAAATCATTTTAATATCATTCTTAAGCATTGCCCGTTTAATCTTGCTTCTAATTGTTAAAAGATTAATGCCATTTTCTTGATCGAGAATCAAATTATAATCTTTCCAAGTGTGCCTATTATTTTCTATTGATAGCTTGTCCGCTTCGGTTGTTGCTCCGATTTTTAATCTATAAGCACTTGCTCCAGTTGTTTCATTTAGAAACTTTCTTGCCAAGCTTTTGTCCGATACTTCCATTGAAAAAAATAAAACTCCATAGCTTAAAGAAACATTTTTAGCAAAGTTTAAACAAAATGTAGTTTTTCCGCTCGATGGTCTGCCACCGATAATAACTAAATTACCAAGCTCAAAGCCTCCAGTTAGAATATCTAATTTATCAAAGCCCGTAAAGATTAATTCTTTTTGATGATTAGATAAAACATCATCAATAACTTTGTCAATCTTTTTAGGCTGATTAGACATGTTTATTGATATGTCGGCTATGTCTCCCTCTAATTTTGTTTTAATAGCATCAAAATCGCTTGTTTTATCGCTTATAATTAAATTTAATATCTTTTTTAGCTCTCTTATTTGCCATAACCTAATTACTTCATTTGAATAAGATTCCATATCAACCAATCCACTAGTAGCATTGGATAGGTTTTTAATAATCTTAACATCAATTCCATTGTTTTTAACAAATGTTGAAATAATCCTAAAGTCAACAACTTCACCAGCTCCAATTCTTTTAATGACTTCTTCAAAAATCTTTTGATAATCATCGAAGTAAAAATGTTTAGCTTCAAGATTTGGTGATTTTAACAAATACATGTTATTTGAAAGAATAGTTCCCAGTAGGGCTTCTTCTATCTCTTGATTAAAATTTTCTTGTTCCATGCTATTTATCTAATAAATGTTGATATTGACTTAAGAATTTAGGCTCTTCATTTGTTTTAGAGTTGCTGTTAAAGTTATTCCCTTCCCAAGTTCTAATACACGCTTTCCAATCTTTCATTGCATTTTTACCAACTTTCCAACCATTAGCTTCGTAGTAATTGAAAAATTTATTTACATCAACATTGTTTTTTCTTTCTAAGCAATAATCTTTAATTTCTTGAATAGTTGGTTTTATGAATTTTTTAGTTTTATCAGAATTATTCTTAATCTCACTTTTATTCTCATTCTTATTTTCACTCTCACTCTCACTCTTACTATCATTATCTGCTACTTTTGCTACCTTTTGGTAGCTTTTGCTAGCATTTGCTACCTTTTGCTTACCACCTAACGAACCAGCTTCACGCCTAGCTTCACAGGTTTTTTTGTATATTTCCTCGTCTCTTTGAAATTGATTTATGAAAGGAGTTATTGCCATCTTTAAGCCAAAATCTAATTCTGGTAAACAACCTTTTTCTTGGTAAAATTTAATTGATTTTATAAAAATTCCTGCTTGCTCATTGGACATTTCATCGAGAATAACTAAGCTGTCTTTGTGAACAATAAAACTTTTACGATTGTTTTGATTTGTCATAACTTTCCTTGATTAACTTTTCTTGAATTTTTTTATTAAAATTGTCTTTGTAATTCCAAAGAATAGATTTTATATTAGATTTACTTAAAGGTGTAATTTTTTCAGCTTCAAGTATTGGCATTATATAGCCTACTAGCTTCTTCATTTCCTCAGTTGATAAATCCTCTAAATCTTCCATAACTTCACTTGAATTACTTAACTTTGCAAAAAAATTTTGCTCTTTCATAATATTTATTAATTTTTGTTAGTCAAATTGTTTATTGTAAATTGTGATTAATATGTTTATACCAACTATTTTCTAGCTTTACAAGTTCGATTGGATATAAATACTTTTTTAATTCTTGATAAAGTAATTTTAAAGAATTAAGTATGGCAATATTTTCGATTTTTTTATTGCTTAATGAGTCGTTTTCAAAAATTGTAATATCATCATAATTTTTACCCGAAACAACTTTGTAAGCAAAATCAAAGTCCTCAAAAGTGTTTTTAAGCCCGTCTTTTTCTTCATGACATAAAGGCAAGTTCCACCGAAATTCTCTTAGCTTTAGATAATAACCAGTATGAGGAAAATTGTACTCATATATTCCAATTCTGGGCTTATTTTGCTCTACTTGTAATTTAAACCAAGTTATCATGTGCCTAAAAGTAGTTCCACCAAAAGTTTTATAAAATAAATCATATTGCTGTTGACTTTCTATAAATGCTTTTTCCTTTTCGTTCATATTACGCTCCACGCTTTGATTTTGGCGAGGTCAAGCGTGGATTCTTGACCCCATAAAAAAATATAAACCTGATCCACCAGATTTAAAGAAGGAAAGCTACTAACTTTATTACCGCTGTATCTCATCAAGCAGTTTTGCTGTTCGCTTTCCAGCGATGAAGTCAGGCAACCGCATTTTTTAAAAAAAACGTTGACTCCATCACAAGTAAGCGAAGAGGGGATATGAAACCCCCCTTTGCCAAAATATTAACTTTGTTAAATAAATTCTTTCTTAATTTGTTGGTAGAGGGCAGATTTTTCCGCTTTCTAACAAATAGTTATTATTAATATTATAAATCATATTATCAATGGTTTTTAACCAGTGATAATCTTGGCTTGCACTGGAAATGCAAGCTTCAAATAGAATTTAACAAAAAACATACTAAAATTTTAAAATCTATAAGTCAATATCTTTTTGATTTTCAATAATTGCCGAAATTGCATCTACTATGATATTTATCAATAAGCAAATACAAATAATAATAAAAATCCCAAATAAAATATAGTTCGTATAAGCTAGAGCCGTGCCGAATAATAATAAAATAAGTGTTAAATAAAGTTTTTCCATATGTTTTAATAATTATAATTTTAAACCTAATAATTTTACTAAGAGTTTTATCCTTTTTTTTATGACATATTTTGTAAAATGAATTTCAAAAAAATTAGGGTTAAAAATCCTTAATTTTAATTCTGTTAATTTGCCCGCTTCACTAGTTTGTAAAGTAATAAATATTGCTTTTGCATATTCGTTATGTTCAATTTTCCAATTAACCGAATAAGAACTAAATTCTTTTAAATTGTCGTTAATTAAAAAAAGAGTTTGAAATAAAGCTCTATCTTTAAAAGCATCAAAAGTATATTCTTCTGGAGTAAAGCCAGAAAATATAAATGTTTTTGCTTCGTAAATGTTCATATAATTTTCCATATTAATTCTCCCAATTCGTTGATAAATGATAAGTGCAATTTTTGCACTTAACTTTAAATTCGTTAATTTGATTTTGTGCGTGTTGAATCGCTACGGCATCATAATCGATCTGACGAGCTAATTGCTCATTTTTATCATATAACTCACGCAAGCGTGTTTCTAATTCAATTTTATCGATATTTTCAAGTGATTTACAATTAATTTTGTATTTTTGTAAATTAAAAATGTAAAGTGCGAGAATTATTGATAAAAGTATAGCGCCAAAAGTTATGATTTTTTTGTTATTGTTTGAAATTTTCATATTTTTTTTACTTTAAGTTAAAATTGTCGCAAGAAACATCAAAATGTTTCGGGCAAGCGTAGTTATAGTAAGTTTCGACCGTTAGTTTATTATTTTTATTTGCGTAAAAGTGCGAGAATAAACTAAGCGTGATGATTGCGAATAAAAAAAAGATTTTAATCATTTTCACCTCCAATCAATTCATTTAATTTAAAACCTGATGCCCTTTCAAATTCGGCAACTACTTTTTCTTTATAAGTTTTTTCGCCCCGCCAAAAAAAGACTGTATTTTCAGGAGCAAACATTTCTTGAGCTTGTTTTTGCCAAAAATTTCTATTATTTTCTAAAACAATTTTTGCGTCATCCGACAATGTTTTTTTTCTTTTTAAAAAGTCAAATTTAAGTTGTTTAGTCATTTTTCCCCCTTTTTAAAGTTGATATACCGTTTGCGTCGGCGATTCGTTTAATTTCCCGCTTAGTTATCGTAAAATGATAATTATTGCTTTCGTCAATTAAAGATTTTGTGCCACCTACGCTACCGTTTCTAAGCTTAAGGGCTTCTTTTACTTGTGTTTCAACTGTTATTTCTAGAGTTGATTTGTGTTTAAGTTTTATAATCATGTTATTTATTAGTTAAAGTTAATAATTCTTGTTTATAATCTTCAATTCTTGTTAAAAATTGATTTATAAAATCTTGTTTATTTTTTTCAAAAACAATTTTTAAAGCCTCTTGAAATCGGGTTTTATTAAAAAAATTTGGCAAATAAATCTCAAAGAAAAAATATTTATAATCAGAAATACGCATTTTAATATTACTTTTTTCTTTCCAATATTTTTTCTGAACAATTATAAAATTATCTTTCGAAATTGTTTCAAAAAAAGATGAATCCGTTATATTTTTTATTAAATTTTCAATTGTTTTAATTTTAAATTTTAATTTATCACATTTGTTTTTTTTTGAACGATTTTGCCGAATTTCAAGACGCTTTTTATTAAGTATTTCTTTTTGCTCTAGTTTTGGCAAAGATTTTAAGCTATCTTTTATTTGCCTCATTGTTTGCATATTATTTTAAAATTTGGTTAATAAATGTATCGACAAGAACAGCAGTGAGTAAAAGCCAAAACCCGTAAAAGTGGAATTTGTCTACTCGTTGCTTACGTATACGATTTTGCTTGTTTTTTTCACTAATTATGTGTTTGTTTTTTTCGTAATGCTTTTTAGAATTTTCTCTTTGTTTTTTATTTGTTTTCATATTTTTTAAAGTTAATTGTTTAAAAATTTGTAGCATTCAATAAAGCCCGCAATGAAGAAGGCTTCTTCGTTAGCTGTGCGTTTTTCCTGTGCAACCTCAAATATTTTAACTGCTACTATTCCCGCTTCTTCTACAGTATTCATTGGAAGTTTTTTAATTTCTTGTATTTCTTGTTTCATAAAATTTTAAGTTAATTGTTAATATTCCAGACTTCAGCGATGACGGCGTGAAGCTTTTTAGAATTAAATTGTAAATGATTTTCAAACTCAACTTTGTATTGTTTTGATTCGTGCGATTGCTTGAATAAAAAGATTGCGATTAAAGCGATCGTTAAAAATACTTTATACATTTTTGAAAGCCCCCGTTTCTTTTTTAAAAGATTCATTGAATTTGAATTCTGCACGAAGCAAAATTAAAGACTTTTCATTGCCATCTTTAGCTTCGGCAAGTAGCTCCAGCCAATGATTTTTTTCATTTTCGTTGCTTGCCCAGCCGTTATTTAAAGCAATTTCAACTTCTCTAAAAAAAGCATTATTCATCATTAAAATGGATTGAATTCTGTGACTTTCTACATTGATTTTTGTTAAACGATTTTCAAGATTTTTCTTGATTGTCAATAGTTTTTCTAATTTTGTTTTTTTCATATTTTTTAAGTTAAGTTAATAAATGGGTTGCGTGGTGTCGCCGTTAGTAATTATAAATCTTTTAATTTTTCTTTTTCTCTTGAAATAAAATCAGGGTTTAAAAAATCGCCTTGATTTAATGCTATGTTATGAAGTTCAATTAATTTATCTTTTGTTAATCTGTTAATTTTGCCATGTTCAAAACTTTTTTTCTGGCTAAAATCAAGGACGGTAGAAAGGCAATTGTTTAATCTTTTAAACATGGTCGCCGTTGTTTTAACCGTTGAAAGTGATTTTGAAGATAAACCATTAAATTTTGATGTTGTTATTTGCAAAACAAAATTATCTTCTAAATTTATTTCAGTTGTTGCGCTGTTATTTTCAATTTTTATGTTCATATATTTTTAATAAAAGTTAATATTTAAAACGGGTTTTTCGTGGCGGTATTTCACTAAGCTTTTAAAGGCTCAACCTGATTTTTTGTAAACAAATAACATTTGCAAAAACGATTAAAAGAATTTTCTGAATCTTCGCCCGTGATTATGTTTTTGCCTTTTACTTTTATTTGTTTCGGTGAGGAAAAAAAGACAAAAGCTTTCTCGCCTTTTTTAACACTAAAGCCTTTAGAAATCCAGCCCTTAAAAGTTGCCATTTCTTGATTTTCTAAGCCATAAATCTTCTTAATAAAATAATTTAAAGGCTCGCCAGCTTCGGTGGTCATGTCTTCGATTGCTTTTGTTTTCATGATTCGAGCCAATCCCGCGATTCTTAATAAATCGGCGTAGGCTTGGTCTTTTTTAAGTTCGGTTTTTAAATTTTCGTTTTTCATATTTTTTATTTTAAGTTAATATTAATTGTTAATTGCTAATTTTGATAATGTTTCCAATCCGAAAAATAAAGCGATTGTTTATTTTTGATTTTGTAAAACTGATGTTTAAAAATTTAAAAGACATATTTTTTAGTTTGAGTTAATATTTGAAATAAATTTAATTTATTTCGTTAGACACATTATGAATCATTAAATTATTAATGTCAAGCGAATAAATGAATTATTTTAATGATTGTTCAAAATGGGATAAGACTAGAGAGACAAGGGCTCGCGGGAATATTAAAAGATAATGATAAAAAAAAGATTAAAAATAATTTGTGAATAAAATGAATTAGATTGTTATTAAAAAGAGTGGATTATTAGAAGTTAATAAAAGTTAATTTGGATAAAATGATGTCAAGAGAAAAATAGGGGTTGTATCAAAATAGAAAAATAGGCTTTCTAATTTACTCTCTCTAAGCTAGAAAAAAAACTATTGATTTTTAAAATAAAGTTGTTATAATCTAATTTGCCAAATTTTAAAAAATTTGAAACTATTAAAATTTAATAAATATAATATATTTAATTAATATATATATAGGAATTTATGAAATAAATTCCGAAAAAAAAATAATAAAAACAATGATTGAATATTTATTAAAAATCAATGATAAATACAAGAAAAACAAAGTAAATTCTGCAGTGATACAAGCTGAATTCTACGCAAGATGTAAAGAAGAAAATATTATTTGTTATCTTGAGTATAAAGAAAGAAATTCAAGATTCGATGCTTTAATATTTGATAGAGATTTAAATAAAATTGCTATTGTTGAATTTAAGAGCTACGCAAGCAAAGAAAAAAAAGGCATAAAAAACACAAAACAAATAAAAAAATATTTATCTTATAATTTACCCGTTTTGCTTGTTGTAAGACATGAAGAGATAGAAATAAATATTACAAAACTAAAATTGTTTTTGAAGAATAAATCTAATTGACTTTTTAAAAGAAATAAAATGAAATGATTTTTAGTGAGATATATTGATTAAAAGTTTTATTCATCTAACTTGAACATCGCGCACGCGTTAAAATAAATGTAAAAAAATGTTAAAAACTCGAGAAATTGCAGATAGAAAAAAAATAAGTCGTCAAGAAACTATCGAATTATTAAATGAACATAAAGAAGCATTATTTAAAGACATATCTAACAATGTATCTTATAGACAAATCGCAGAAAATTTTAATATTCATTTAACAAATTTACATCACTATTTAAATCTAGAAGAAAATCAGCAAGCAAAAGATTTAGCTCTAAAAATAGCTTCTTACGATATGCTAGACAACGCAGAAAGCGAATTGCACAA